GTCTTATTGGTGCAGGCTTCGCAGCTAACGCATTCAATAGCATGTTGTCTATTCCTGATGTAAAAGTAAGTTACTCGACTAACGAATGTATCGGTGTAACAAACTATGCTGAAGGCGATGCATATACATGCAGCAATTTGCCTCCAAAGTATAACCACATCTGGGTTAAGTAATGCAGCATCTCTATAAAGCAGTTACTGCTACAATTAAAGCTCTTAATGATGCTGAAATAGATGGTGATGTAATCGAAGCTCGATCTCTGAAATGCATGGTAAACGGTGCTATTCGAAAATCAAGCGATTACATGAAACCTATCTTTATTTCTGAAGCTGCAAAAGAAAAAGCAGATGAGCTTGGAATTGATTTGTTCGAATACACGTGGCCACAACAATACAAATTTGATAAAGGTCGCAAGGTTTTCATTATGGAACATAAGTATCCAGTAAGTGATATGATCGTTGACATGAAGAAAAATCCTGATATAATAGAACAAATAATGGAGTCCGCTGAATTCGGTTGGATTTTGAAATCAGAAGATAAACTGCTTCCGCAATACGGTCGTAAAGATCACGACGCAATCTATGAAGAAGCAAATATTAGGTTAATAAGAAAATGAACGTATTTGTATTATCAGAATGTCCTGTTGAATCAGCAAAAATGATGTGTGATAAACACATTCCAAAAATGATCGTGGAATCAGCTCAAATGCTTTCCACTGCCCATCGCATGCTTGATGGCAAAATGTACAAAGCACCTTCTAAATCTGGCAAGACAATGGTGAAACATTACTTGTTACCAGACTCTAATCGAGAAGCTGTTATGTACAAATCAGTTCATGCTGGACACCCTTGTACTAAGTGGACAATGGAGTCTAAAGGTAATTATGATTGGCACTTTAAGCATTTTATTGCTCTTTGCGATGAATTTGATTTTCGTTTTAAGAAAGAACATTTAACATATATAAAACTAAACGAGCTTCTATCTGAGGCGCCGAACAACATACCTGATATTGGACTAACTGAGTTCGCTCAAGCAATGTCTCAATATCCTCAATGTGTTGTTAAAGGCGACGCTGTAAAAGCATATCGTAACTATTACCACGAAGCTAAACCTTTTGCTAAATGGGTTAAAGGAAGATTAGCTCCATCGTGGTGGCAAGGCTATCAAGGAGAAATAGTAGCATGATTAACGAAGTATTTTTGCTTATCACAGCAGTAGTATTTACTTTTGTTGGAATGTGGATGCGGAAAAATAATGAGAGTGATAACACAACGCTTATTATCGAATCGACAATCGATCGTCTTATCGACGACGGTTATATCAAAACAAGTCGAGATGAGAACGGTGAAATAGAGCTCATTAAATATTATGAATGACTTTGTTAAGAAGTATATAATCATTGATCCAGAAGAAGGAATATTTCTCGGTACTGCAAAGAACGATGATATGTCTTTTATGGACAGATCTCCATCTGACCCACGATTAGTCGCTCTATTCTCTACAAATAACATATTGGATATCACTAAAGCAGTCGGATTTCTAGATAAATCAGATGCTGAAGAGTATGCTCGTGTTTATCTGAAACGTCGATGTCCGAATTCTTTTATCGCTGAAATCGACGACGATACTGTTGGTCCATACGCAGACGTAATCAACATAGTAAAATCAGGCTACGGCAAGTATGCGTGGGATATGATTGATGCACTACCAATGCAATCGCAAGTAGATCACTAAAAATAATTCAAAATAAAAGCAAAAAAAGTGAAATTAATCGTTGACATTTCTTTTTAGATGATTTATAATGTTTATATAAATTGATAAAGGATGATAAAAATGAACACTGTAGCTTTCTGGATCGAATCAAATCTTTCTAACGTTGAACAACTTATCAACAACTACGATCAGTACGCTGATCAAGGTCACGACGATTTCGCTGATATGTACAGAGAAGATCGTGACGATTTCAAAAAAGCAGTTTCTTTATTCCGTCAGTCAGACGCTGAAGCTCTTTCTCAGCATATCGACTACATGGATACTGCACCTCGTGAAGAGATCGTTTTAGCATTTGCTAAAGATCTTGGCGCTCAATTCGTTGAGTTAACTCTTGGTTATGAGATCCGTGCGTAATGTTTTACAATATTAACGGTGCGATATTCTCTTGCTTGTTTGATGCATTAGAATATCGTGAACATCTCGACGCTCATTACATCCCAGTAGTATGGACAACTTATGAACGAGTTTAACCCTACTTTTACTCCCTATGAAATGCTGGAACTTGGCATCTTTGATGGTTCATACTACAAAGATACTAATCCAGATTTCGATGTAAAACCCACAATTACCAAAGAAAATTTGTTTATGGAAGGTGCTTCTCAACCGCTCTCGATGTGGCTAGAGAAGGGCTGGATCACCCCTGAAGATCCGATGGGTTGGTTTCAATGGTATCTAAGGTATTACCAAGGACGTCGAATAGAGGCTCTAGATGCTCATCAGATCAAACGCTGGAAATCGTTTGGTGCAAGGCACGGAGCTCAAGTAAAAAAGAACGGTAACGGCGATCTTTCTAAGCGTCGTAAGCAACGTCAAGCACTACTTCACTGGGGTTTCGATCCTATTCCTGATATCGATGTCGAAAATAAATTTGAATTTTTATCAAATAAAATCAAAAAAACAGTTGACATTTGCTCTTAGAAGATATATAATAGTCTCATAAATTAAATAAAGGAATCAAATTATGGGTACACGTTCACTAATCGGAACTTTCGATAAAGAAACAAAAAACGTCACAGCAAGTTACTGCCACTACGATGGCTATATCTCTGGTGTTGGCAAAACTTTACTCGAATGCTATAATGATAGCGAATCTGCAGATTTAGTTGCAAAGGGTGGTTATCTTTCTTCTCTTGGTAGCAATTACTCTGAGTCTAAAAGCGACGCAGTTAATTCAGATCCTGCAGAAACATTTGACTCGTATCGAGATTTCATCGATGCTGGTAGCGAATGTTGGGCTGATTTCTTGTACTTGTGGGACGGCATCGAATGGAGTGTATGCAATCTCTCTGGTGAAAAAAGTTTTGAAAGATTAACAATTTCTTAAAAAACTTGTTGACAATCGTTTTAAAACGATATATAATTATCTAGTAAATTGATAAAGGATTACGAAATGCAAATCTCTAAAATCACTGAAAAAATGCAGGCTCTATCAGCTGCACAAAACGCTTTCGCCACAATCGAAAGCATTAAGCCAAACGCAATACCACAGGAAACTAAAGTCCTTATTGCGCAACTAAAGGTAGATCTAATGGACATCCTTGATGCTCAAGATCCATTAAATCAACCAGCAACTAATTTTTAAATTAATTGCAAAAAACAGTTGACATTTGATCTTAAAAGATATATAATGTTCTAGTAAATTGATAAAACTGAGGAAACTATATTATGGCACATGAACTTGAAATGATAAACGGCGAAGCTCAAATGGCTTATCGCGAAAGCAAGGGTCTCCCTTGGCACGGTCTTGGTACTCCAGTATCAGACGATATGACTCCACGTGAAATGCAAATTGCTGCAGGTCTAGACTGGGAAGTTGAAAAAATCGATACGATCTTTAGACACAAAGGTGATAATCATCTAAGTGGTCAACAAGCTCTGGTTCGTTCTTCTGACAGTAAAGTCCTTACACAAGTTGGTCCAGGTTGGAATCCAGTACAAAACTCTGAAGCTTTCGATTTCTTTACTGATTTCGTAAAAGCTGGCGATATGGTAATGGATACAGCTGGTTCGCTTAAAGACGGACAAATTGTATGGGCGTTGGCTGACGTAAAAGACGGCTTCTCATTGTTTAACGGTGATGAAGTTCGTGGTTACATGCTCTTTTCTAATCCACACCAATACGGTAAAGCAATCGATGTTAAGTTCGTAATGGAACGTGTTGTTTGCAATAACACATTGGCAGTGGCTCTTAACGAAAAGAACCAACCATCTATTCGTATCAACCACCGTTCAAAGTTTGACGCTGAAGTCGTTAAACAAGCACTTGGCTTATCTCACAATAAGATTGAGAAATTTAAAGATGCTGCAGAGTTTCTTGGTTCTAAGCAATACAAGGATCAACAACAACTCGAGCGCTTTATGGCTAAAGTGTTTGGTACATCTTCAAGAGAAGATAAGACTCTATCACGTACAGCAGAACAAGCGATGGCGTTTGTTGAGAACCAACCTGGTGATCACTTCCGTCCTGGCTCTTGGTGGAATGCATATAACGCAGTAACTTATATGACTGACCACGAGTTATGCCGTACACCAGACGCTAGAATGCATGCCGCATGGTTTGGTGGAAACGCCAAGAAAAAAGTTGATGCATTAGACATCGCTTTGGAAATGGCAGAAGCAGCCTAGTAACACTTTGGAGGAGTATGGTTCGCCCTGCTCCTCTTTTTCATGCTTAAAGGAGAAGTAATGAAGATATTAATTTTTGGATTGCCAGGTAGTGGGAAAACTACTTTGGCAAAACCGCTAGCTGAACTACTAGGTGGCATTAGCATTAATGCTGACGAAGTTCGTACTGAATACGATGACTGGGATTTTAGTCCTGAAGGTCGTATGCGACAAGCCAATAGAATGAAACATCTAAGTGATGGTGTAGTTAAAGCTGGTAAAATTGCAGTAACTGATTTTGTCGCTCCTACTGCAGCTACAAGAGAAGCATTCAATCCAGATTATACTATATGGATGGATACTATTTCTAGAGGTCGTTTTGAAGATACAAACGATATGTTTGAAACACCTGAAGATATAGACTATCATGTGTCTGAATGGTTTGATGATACACACGAAACATTGATGCAGGTTATCTCATCTTGGATGAAAAGGAATGTCTGAGTCAGTAAGTAAAATTAGGCATTTGACAAAAGCAGTAACTTGGCGTATAATAGCTAGTATAACAACGGCTTGTATCGCTTATTACTTTGGTTTACCACCAAAGGCAGTTGGAATGGTATTTCTAGCAGATTTAGTAATAAAATTCATACTGTACTACGGACACGAGAGGCTGTGGTATAAGTATATTCGTATTGGTTTAAGGAGGAATTAATCATGATGAAAGAATTTTTTGACTATCAGAAGCCCACAGCTCAAATGCTAGGGCGTTGGCAACCTTGGCATGATGGTCATACCGCTCTTTTTAAAAGGGCCTTAGAAGTCACTGGACAAGTTGCAATTATGGTCAGAGACGTAGGTGGGATAGTTGACAAAGATGCAGGCGGCGGACGTACTGTAGATCAGTCTGATAATCCCTTTGGTGAAATTGCTGTTATTGAACAAATTGAAGCCGGTTTGGCTAACGAGGGATATTATAATGGTCACGAATATATTATTATTTGCGTTCCTAACATTGTGGATATTAGCTATGGTCGAGGTGTTGGCTATACTTTTACCGAACATGACTTGGGGAAAGAGGTTCATGAAATCTCTGCAACAAAAATCAGGGCCCAACTTAGAGAAGATGGGAAACTATAAAATACGAATACATGATGGTGATCAAAGTCATCATCGAAAGTATTCAGGAATCTACGAGGATTTATGTCAATGAGTGAGAAAGAATCTGTAATAGAAAAACTGGCTGAAATGCATCCAATCAGACAAGCAGCATATGCTTCAATAGTACAATTTATGGTACTTGCGTTCATGTTTGGTGCAATGGCTTTAATTAACTATATCGCAAGTACAACTTGAAGGAGTAAACAATGAGTGATGAAACACTACCAACTATAATTACCGAAAAGAATAGGCAACAAATTCAGAATGCTCTGAAGGAAATGTCGAATTCAATGGTAAGAGTAGAAGCTGAAAAAGATCATATGAAAGCAATTGCTGAGAAAATTCTCGAAGATTGTTTAGTACCAAAGAAAGACTTTAACAAGTTGGCACGTATCTATCATGCATCTAATCTAGCACAAGAAGCAGCTAAAAGCGAAGAGTTCTTACAATTTGCTGAAGCCGTTATGGAGCCACTACAGCTCGGAAAGGATTCAGATGGATCAGGAACCTTATCATAATAAAGGTGTCGGACTAGCTTTTCTTATTATTGCTTTTACAATGATTGGTATCCCAGTCATTATTGGAGCTTCGATGGGATGGTTTAACCTATTCGGAATACTAGGGTTATAAATGAAATCTCAGTATGAATATCGTATTCAATACGAGCAACAATACGTACAAGAGGAGACAATCCCAGCATTAAATACGCCTGAGGATTGTCACAAGTACGCTATGTTCGTAAAGGGTAATGAGCATTTTGATAACGGACGTACTTATGTATTTAAAGATGAATTCGGCAAATATGTAAGTACGTTCGTAAGTCAATACTCTGATATTATGGAAAAGAATCTCGAGCCAGGAGTTAAAGATGCTGTACTCGCTTTACAAGCAAAAGGGTATCTAACATTCACCAGTTGTCAAGGTCATGCTGATTCTAAGCATCGATATATTGGTGTTGTATTCAATACAAAAGAACAAAAAGGTCAATTCATAAGGGAAATGAAGGACCTCAGATGTGATATTCATTGGTACAATAATACTATCAACTCAGTAGAACGACCCTGTAAGAACATTCCGTGGTGGTCTGAGGGTGGTATTACTTTGCATATAGTATACGATGATCACAATTTTGATAACGTTTCGCAAATGGAAAGACGCGAAAAGCCATATACTGATGAGGAACTTACTAAGTTCTGGAACATTCAGATGTGGCGTAACTATAAACATTACGAGTGTATTGTATTCTCGTTTGGTTATCCTATGGTAGAAAAATCATTGTGGGAAAGAATCCATAAGTATTTCTTCTACAATCATTATAAAGTCACAAGTGCTTATAATGACTTCCTTAACAAAATCCACAAATTAAGCGAATATCTCGCATAAAAAAAGAGAGACCGAAGTCTCTCTAATCTTATTATAATAGTGGGGGTGGTTTAACCCACCCTTCTTATTATTGTATCTTAACTTAGAATAAGTTTGCGATACCAACTCTACGGTAGTATACGTTGGAGTTTGCATCCAATGCACCTGAACCTTGAGTAATGCCTTTAGCGTATGGATTAGATACCATGCCATAACGAGTTTTGAACCCGATTTTTGGCTGGAAGCTATTCTCACCAACTGCACGAACCATTTGTAATGGAACGTATGGGCAATAGAAGATACCAGCATCGAATGCGCTAGAACCTTTATAGCCTACTACTAAGTAGTTTGAGCCAGCATATGGATCGATATATACTTTGTAACGTCCATTAAGAACACCAGCAAAAGTATTACCTGTATCATCTACTGATAAGCTGTTAGAGTTAAGAGCAGGAGTGTAATCAAGAACACCAGCCATTTGTAATGCAGAAGCTACGTCTGAAGAACAAATTACGATGTTACCTTTACCACGTCTGGTTCCTTTTGCAATAGCGTTAGCTTCTTGCTCAATTTGGAACATAAGACCCTTGAACTTCTCTACTGACCAACGACCGTTTGCATCAACGTCTAGATCAAAAGTTCCAGCAGCAGCAGTATTAGTTGCACCAGCTACAGCATTTGTGTAGATTGTACGTACTAATTCTCTGTTGATTTCAACTAAGATTTCAGACTGAAGAATGTTCGCTAGTTCTGTTTCAGCATCCAAGCCGTGAACAGCTTTAAGATCCTGAGCAAGCTCAGTAGTGTATTCAGCTTTAAGAGCTCTTGACTTAGCAGCAACAGTTACTTTCTCGATTGAGAAGGCCATTTCTGCAAAGCTTGTAGTTGGAGCAACTGGGTCACCAGCAGCGCCTGTTCCGCCGACTACTGGAAGAGTTCCCAGAGCTTCAGCGTCGTCAGTATCCATACCAGTACCTGTAGTAGGTGAAGCATGTGGTAATGACTGTGCGTGAGTACCTGCACCAGAGAAGTCAGTGTCAGCTTCGTTGTAGAAAGCTTCGCCGCCAGCTTGGTTAGTGTAAGTTGAACGCATTGCGAAGATAAGACCGGTTGGTCCTGTCATCGGCTGTACACCAGCAATGTCGTATGCCATAAGATTAGGCATAGCACGACGTACTAATGAGATTAATACTGGATCGTAACCAGCAGTTGGTCCAGCAGCAGTTGAAGCTGAGCCGAAGCCGCCGTCGCCTGTTACTGTAGTTTCACTTAGTAAGCCAGTCATAGAAGCAGAAATATCTCCTGATTCTACTAATGCCTTTTCAGTGTTTTCAAGAATTGTTGCCGTTACCGACTTCTTGTGTTGATCTGCAATTGGTGAAAAAGAGTCGTGCTCAAGAATTGGGCCCCACTTTTCCACAAGCGCTTGATAGTTTGACTGTGCCATAATTGTCTATCTCCTTGTTTAAATAAGTTCTATCTGGATCTATTTATAATATTTACTGTTTTAGTGTTATTTGTTTCTTGCGTTTAGAGACTCAACGAGAGCATTAATTGAAGAGTGGTCAGAGACTGGTCTCTTAACTTCTGTTTCTTCAGTAATGATTTCTTGCTCTTCCTGAACTTCCTCAACTACAGTAGCTTTCTTAGCGAAGAAAGATTCCTTAAGTGTTGAAAGGTCGGTTTTATATTCCGCAATATCTTGTACGTCGAGTTTCTCAGAAAGAACTTTAAGTCTTTCACGCTGGGTGATAGTCAAGTCTTCGGTCATTTCATCAAATACTCTGTCTGCATTAAGTGCATCAATTGCAAGATTAAGTGCAACGTTTTCGTTAATGACTTCATTAGTTTTTGACTTAAGCTCACCAATTTCTTCTTCAAGACCAGCTACAACATCAACAGTTTCATCGTCGATATCTAAGTTGTGCTCTTCGAATAGTGACTTAAGACCATCCATTAATGATTCTGCCATTTCTACCTTAACGCCGGTTTCAATAGCAAGCTCGTTTTCTTTCATCCACTCTTCTACAACGTAGTCGAGATAAGAATCTAAGTTTTCAACGATTTTTTCTACAGAAGAATCAATTGATTCCTTCATCTCTGTTTCCAGAGCTTCAGTTTTTTCTGCGATAATAACGTCAGCTTTTGCAGTAGCAGCTTCATTAACTGCGGCTTCAAATACTAATGTTACCTTTGATTTAAATTCTTCTGAAAGATCCACGCCTTCGAACATAGCCTGGATTGATTCCTCAATTTCAACTACTTCTTCGACTACTGCTTCAGCTTCTACTTCTTCAGCTTCTTCTGCAACAGCGCCTGTCTGGCCTGGAGTTACTTTGTCTACTTTGTCGGCTGACGGATCAACCTTCTTTTTGACATCTGCCTTTTTCTTTTTAATTTCGCCGCCCTCTGGCTTTGCTGTATCTGCAACTTCAGCTGCAGGAACGCCATCACCACCGGATTTTTCAACGAACTTTTCGTCTAACTCATTTGACATATGTTCTACTCCTTTTTAATTGGTTATTCTATATGTTTACTATTTATTAAAAAGTTATTTTCTTAGAGAACTTACGAAGCGTTCGAATAACTGCGCTGCTGTAACTTCATCTACTCGACGAACAACTCGTCTAACTTCTTTTTCTACTGTCTCTTGAATTTCTTCAATAACCTCTTCAACAGACACATCTTGAGGAAGCCAATTGCCTGAAGCGATATCATAGAAATATTCTGCATTCTCCATAATACCATTTACGAAACAATTTGGACCAGATGGATCTGTGACAATGTCAACAGTAGCTAAATGGAAATCGTTTTGTACTTCCATGATTCCGTCTTTGCCTTGCTTGACAGAACCAAGTCCCCGTGTTGATACTCCGATAAGAACGCCTTCATCCATTAAGGTTTTGACGATGTTACCCATTGGTGTACCAAGAATCTTTGCTTTACCGGTAAAATTAGAACCATCTTTTTTCATTTCTGTGATAAGGTGTGATACCCTATCGCCATTAATGCTTGGTCCGTCAGGATGTCCCAACTCGCCGAGAGCTCTTTTAGTACCGATGAAATCTTTGCTATAGCGATTCATTTCTTTTTCAAGAATCGCAGATGGATAAATTCGGCCATTACGATTCTTAATATCGCCTTGCATGAAGATCCCTTCAATGAAGTACGACTTTTCACCAGTCTCTTCATTAAGATCGGTAATAACATTACATTCTTCTACAACTTCAGTAATAAGTTTCATTTTGTGCCTCTATATTATTCTATTATATTTATAATTCTTTTTATAATGCTTCTCTTGCGAACCCTAAGATTTCTTTGAATCCAGCTTCGTCTTTCATAGCAACTGCACCGAGTTTTCTACGGTTTGTAGCTGAAAGATCTTTGAACATTTGATTTAATAAATCAGAATCTTGCTTCTTGATAGTTACAGATTTACCATTCTTTAATCGTAACATACCAACTTTGAACTTAATGTTTTCTTCTAATTGTGCAAGAATAGATTCATTAGTAATAATTTTATCTTGACCTGAATCGTCAGTGTTTTTAACTTTAGTAGTTTTCATAACTGTACGAGTCTTACCATCTGGACCAGTCATTGTTACTGGTTTCTTAGTAGCAGCCATAGTTGTTTCATGTACTTCAGGGTGAATATCTTTTGCATCTTCAGCTGAATCGTAATGCTTTGCTAAGTACTTCCTAAGATCTTTTTTCTTACCAGTAGCATCGTGAGAATAATCAGTATGGCCTGTTTTCTTTAAAGTAATGTTATGCTTCTTAGCAGCTGCATCATGGCCACCCATATGGTCGATATCAACAGTATGAGTTTTATTCTCATCTTCTTCTAATGCAATAAACTCTTCATTTTGCTTTTTAAGAACTGCTGCAACTTGTGGATGATCTGAAATACCAGGCTTCATTTTGTTCATAGCCTTAACAGCGCCAGTCATATTACCACCTTTGTATCTTTTATCAGATGCAATACCAATGGCCATTTTAATATGCTTAGGAGAATGTGTTACTTTTTCTTCTAAGTCAGCGTCTTCTTGCTTTACTGATTTGTTTTTCTTTTTAGCTCTTAATGCTGCAAGATCTTTACCATCGATGTCGCCATCTTTATCAGTATCAAGTTCTTTTTGCTTAGGTGATAAAGCTTCAGATACAGCTTCTTCAGCGCTTTCTTCGAATACGCCTTTTGAATAAGCTTGGTCATAGGCAGCATCGCCTTTTTGATCAGCAGGACGAGCTGCAGATGGTGCATTAATTTCGCCATTGAATTGAGTATCTAATGCAACGGGATGTGGAATAACTTCGTATACATGTTGATCTTTAAAAGCCTGCTCTTCGTGAGCGCCCTTTTCTCTTGGCTGAGCAACTTCTGCTATATATTTTTTAAAGGACCTCATTGGGAATCTCCTAAATTTGGTTTAATTTGATTATATTTATCCATTAACTGTTTTTGAATCCGTGTTTGAGCTGTTGCTTTGAAACTGGTTGTCTTGATCCTGATCATCTTGTTCATCTTCATCAGGAGCTTCACTTGCTGCTTCAGCTGCAATTTGTTTTTCCATGCTCTTAATATCATCATCAGTCATACGAAGAACATTTTTACGAACCCATTCGCGAGAATAATATGTACCGATATGCTCATCAACTTCTCTTAAAGTTGTTAATCTTTCACGAGCAATTTCAGCCTCTTTTAATTCAGAAAAATAGTTGTCTTGTATGAAATCATAACGAAGTGTATTCTTTATCTCTGCAAATTCTTCTGGTGTCATAATACCTTTAAGAATAAGTTGTTTTTCTAATATCTGAGTAAACAAATTAGAGAATCTATTTCTTAAACGTTGAATGAATTTGCTAAACTTAAGTTCGTCACGTGTAATTTCAGAGACACGGCCAAATGAATACATTGTTTCTGGCTCTAAACGTGATAATGGAACTTTAAGTGATTTGTATAATTTGCGTTGGAAGTACTGTAGGTTTTCATCATTAGTTAAACCTGCTGCATTACCACCGGCTAATGTATCGACTTCAGTAGTTCTTTCACCACCTCTACGTGGGAACCAGAAATCTTCAGTCATAGTCATCATTTTACGAGCATCTGTAATTTCACCGGTAGATGAATTATATTGTAGCTTGTTCTTATGA